GAGAGGTTCAATTGGTCTCCGTCACAGGAAATAATCTCTCCCATTTCACGCACGAGTGGTTCGTCAGGAATTTTCACCTCAAGGTTGTTGATTTTTTGTCTGGTGTGGTCCACCGCAATTGGAAGGTTGCCAGAGTCTATCCTGAAAACACTGTCGTATTTGATACCACCCTTACCATCAGGCTGATTACACATTAGGTTTGGGTAGAACCGATTCTCCATTTCATTCGCCACCGCCTCACCTTCTCCTGTTCGGTCAACGATTATCGTGGCGTAGTTGAAGAATTTTCCAGCTCTCTCAAGAAGATTACAGAACATCAGAGCCGTCAAGTCTCCCTCAATTTTAGCCACAATTTCATCCTCATCCTTACAAATTATGTAGGCTAGAGACTTTTCTCCTCGGGTTGCCACCATGAAAAACTCTTCTCGGCTATCAATAAAGTCTTCCTCCTCCTTGACTGGTCTAAAAACTGTCACCAGACTATTGACAGCAAACCTGTGGACTCTTGGGCTGTGGTTCAGAAGCAAAACTCTGTGAGAAGCTCTGACTAATTTGTTCTGCTCAATGATTGTTGTCGTCGGAAAGTAGCCACGAGTGTCTCGGAGTTTGTTATCAAAGTCTCGGAGAACATCAATAGCAAACCAAGAAGCCATGAGAATATCTCCAGCGTGCTGGTCTGGGGTGTAGGTTGCCATTTCGTAGAGAAGTTGCTGAACCTTTTTGAGACTATCTTTGTCGGCTCTCTTGGTAGGAATGACGATTTTGTTTTGTTCCATGAGCATGGAAATCTGAGCGATACCAGTGCTCTCATTGAATTTTTTGAAACCAGAGGTGTGGAATCCTTCAATTGGAATGTTCTCTTCAGCCATTTCCTGTCTCAACATATCCTGAAAGGACACATTTTCCACACGAATCTTGACTGGCTTATAGTTGTAGTAAGCATCCAAAACTCTCTGCTTGGTTTCCTCGGGAGACCAGCGACCAAAATCCAACCAAAGTAAGTATCTGTTACGCCTATCATCCATTCCCCAGACCGCAATAGCCGAGTTGTCAGCAGTGCTCTTTTTGGAGATAGCCAAGTCAACACCAATTGCCACCACCAAGTGACCATAATCCTTGAAGAAGGGATTTGAATTGTCCCACGAACGGACCAAGGTTTTCATACTTCCATTGGCTGAGGCGGAGTTCAGCATTTTTTCCTTGAACAATCTCTCTTCTTCACTCCCTGGCTCATTCAGATACTGTCTCATAAAAGCACCCTCGGTCATGTTTTTCTTTTTCTCCATCAGCTTCGTGAAATCCCACTTAGCTGTCCAAAGAGTTCCGTTCATCAGGTTTTTGTAGAGCTCATACCGCTTCATTATGTCCTCATCAAACACATCCTGAGCCCGAAGTGCCAGTGGGAACTCAGTCAGTTTGTATGGAAGATATTTCATCTGCTCCTTGCCTGGTTCAGTCCTCATGTATTTTTCGTTGTAGATGAGAGCTTTCAGTTTTAGGCGAACATCAAAATTTGATTCCTTCCATAGATAGTCATAAATATCATCCTTATACCAGACTGTTCCAGCCACGATTAGCTGACCATCATCCTCCAAAATTGGGAGCAAAACATTTTCAAACCATTCTTTGGTTTTGGCACGAGCTTGTTTTGTGCGAGCGGTGTCAAGGTCAATAATATCGTCACAGATAATGATGTCAGCACGACGAGAAATTAGTTTTCCTCCGACACCAATAGCCACAAGGGTAGGGTCTTTTTCATTTGATTCTCTTTCCACAATCATCGCACGCTCACCCCACCTCTTTGGAGTAAAAGGAACTAGCCTCCCAAATTTTTTATGGAGGTCACGATTGTTTTCCAACTGATTCATAATCGCACGATTAAATGACACAGCTATTTCCTCGTTGGCTGACACAATAATGATGCGGATATTGGGATTTTTGTAGATTCGGTAGAGAGGATAGTCCATTGTGTAGCACTGTGACTTGGCATGGAAACGAGGGGCTAGGTTCAAGATGTTTTTGTTTATCTTTTTCTGGGTATTCAGGCACATCTTACCTTCTTTGTTTTGGGTGACTTTGTTGTCCAAAATGTCATAGAAAAGTCTGTGATGCCAGTTGAGAGGCATTTTTTTTGGGAGATACTTTTCCACAAATTCAGAAAGACTGGGAAAACTTTTTGGACGACCTGGCTTTCTTTTGGGTTCAATCATAGCTGAAATCAGTATAACAGGAACTTACCAATTGACAAATAATAAATACCAATCTACCATGAAAGTATGAGTGAAAAAGTAAAAATCCTAGTTGTCATTCCAGCCTTAGAGGGTCCGAAAGCCGAAAACTCCGCCTGTCTCGCAACCTATTGGGGTGAGCATAAATATCCATCAGTTATCCACTATGTCAGTGATACCTATATTCACATGGCTAGAAATCGTGCGATGGTTATGGCGGCTGATTTGAAAGCCACGCACTTGATGTTCATTGACTCTGACATGACTTTCCCGAAGTGGGGAGTGGACAGGTTGGTTGAGCAAAACAAATTGATTATCGGAGGACTATACTTTGGCAGAAGGACACCACTACCAGTCGTTCTGAAGGTGAATGATGAAACAAAGAAATTAGAAATTTACAAAGATGTCCCCCAATACGATGAACCATACGAAACTGATGCTGTCGGAACAGGATTTATGCTTATCAAGACCGAGGCATTTTCTCACATCCAACCTCCTTTCTTCTCTTACTCTAACCCAAAGGAATTTGAGTTGGTCCCGAATCCATTCCCTGGGAACGAGGTTGGCGAGGATGTCTACTTTTGTCTCAAAGCTCGTAAGGCAGGTCTCAAAGTTTGGGTAGACCCGACCATTCCACTAGGGCATGTCGGCAAAAGAATTTACACTCGCACTGATTATGAGGCGTATCACAAGAATGGTCACGCCGATTTATATACTGAAAAACTTTATTGAGATATGAATTTTTCTGTTGATTGGTGGAGCCAACATATCCCGAATTGGAAGAAATATGTTTTGCCTCCGCTTTCAGACAGAAAAGAAATTGAAGTCCTAGAGATTGGAGCTTTTGAAGGTCGCTCCACAGTCTGGATTTGTGAGAATCTAATTCAAAACCGAGGCTCATACCTCACTGTCATTGACACCTTCCAGGGAAGTCCCGAGCATGAAGAGATGGGTGTGTCAACTAAAAATCTAAAAAGTAAGTTTGAGGAGAACACCAAAAAGTATAAGGAAAAGATTTCTCTGTTTGTCGGCAAGTCCCAAGATATTTTGAAAGAGTCTGGTTTTGACCAGCCTTGGTATGACCTCATCTACATTGATGGCTCTCATATGGCTCAGGATGTCATGGAGGATGCGGTGCTGAGCTGGAGAGCCTTGAAACACGGAGGAATAATGGTCTTTGACGATTATCGATGGGAGGGTGGACATTCAGAAGATGAGAGACCAAAAAAAGGGATTGATGCCTTCTATAAAATTTACGCAAAACACATAAAAATTCTGAACCTAGAGTATCAAGCGATTATTCAGCGGATTTAGAATAGCCTTCGTCCTCAGATTTCTTCATCATTGACTCGCCAAATCCCATGCCTTTATCTTTCATCATTGGTCCGAAGTCGTCTTCCTCTTCCATTCCACCATCTTCAAGCTCTTTGAGAGCCATCTGAAGATGTTCAACTACCATTTTGACTTCAGAACCTTGCTTCTCACAAAGGTCAATGGTTTTCTTGATTAGGTCAGCAATTTCCATTTTGTATTTTGAATCTCCACTATTTGGAAGATTGTCTTTACCTTCAGGTTTGATTTTGATTATCATCATTGGGTCCATATTCTTTAGACTTCTACATAAACCACATAACCACCGACAGCTACTGCTCCAGACAAATTCAATTGGAGAGCAATTCCAGAAGCCGTTTCAAAGAGTCCTACTGGACAGAATGGACCAACCTCACCTTTTCCTGCGGCATCCATATAGAGAAGTCCTGTCAAATCAGTCGTGTCACTCTGGAATTTAGCGTTCACAGCACCATTACAACTTAGTCTGAATGCTAGCACTCTGATTTTTTTATCAGTGACTGCGGCTACGACAGTATTGTCTCCAGATGAAGAAGCGGCAATTGGGGCGAACTTAGGAGTAAGAGCCACAGCATCATTCATAATTACATCTGTCTGAAGAGCTACTCCCATATTGTCTGTCAGTCTGTCGGCAACAGGCATGCTATCAACATCAACACTACCAATGTTGTTAGCTCCAGCAGGCAATTCTGGAAGAGCCTTCACATCAACCTCAATACCATTGGCTCCAATTACCGCACGAGTGTCGGTAGTTCCGTCTTTCAATTCAACAGCACCGATTTCAATATCACCAGCAGAGATTGTGACTCCAGCAGACAAGACAACCTTTAGGTTGCCATCCGCATCAAACTGAAATTCAACAGCATCTCCGTCAGCTGGAGTTGGAGCAGAAGATTGATACCTTCCTCTTATTACTTGGTCGTTCTTGTTTGCCATGAGTTGATTAGATAATTTTTAGTTTTTGATGTCAATGTCAACTACAATGCTTCTCCCCATTCCATTTCAGCTAGGGCATCCACATTGGTGGTTGTCAGTCTTTGAACTGTGATTGTAATAATGTCTGAAGATGCGTTGTCAGCACTGCGAGAGAGAACCAGCTTACGCACACCTGCCTGCGACTGAAAACTGTTGGTTGATGTAGCTGGTCCACTGGCAAGAAATGACCTTTTTTGAATTAGCATCCCTGGAGTAAAAGAGGTAGCCGTCCTGTTGTATTCAGCAACACTGTTAGTATCAACCGCCACCCAAGTTCCGCCTGTAACTGTTCCATTTAGTCTAACCCTGAAGATACAACTTCCTTTATCTGAGGTAAAGCTAAAAGACTTTGGAATAAGCAGAGCTCTGTTTTCTATTGAGTTGAAGGTGGAAGCGAGCCTAAAAGAAATAAGGTGGAGCTCGTTCGCATCAGCGGTTGCAATTACTGAACTATTTCCCTGAGCAAATTCATTCTCAGGCGGCTCTTCTCCGCCACTAGAAACCACTGAGGAACAGATTTGTTTCATGTCAGTCTGACTGGCTGAGGTTCCAGTGTTCTCAATCCTATACCTGATTGGTAAGTTTGCGGTTGACATATAAACGGCAGTCTTAGCATTGACATTGTGGAAGGTGTGAACAGCCACAAGAGCACCAGAAGGTGAGTAGACCCTGAAGTGGGTCTCACCAACACCTAGCCACTGGAAACTAATCTTGAAAATGTTGCCTTTGTTAAAATCTAGTGAGGCTATTGAACCACCGTTGAAGCTGGCTTGAGCTACTTTTTCGTCAACAACAGAGCCAGAGGTAGAACTACGCTGGACAACCGAAAACTCAGTGCCATCAAGTTGAAAAAACAATCCATTGTTGTCGTCAAAATATCCCCACTGCTTCTTTACATTCTCTTTTCCATCTCCAATTACACCAGTGAGGGTGATTTCCCCAGCCTTACCTGCTTGATAGCGGTGGTATCTGCGTGAGGTCATCTGTGCGACATCACCAGAAGCGGTGGTGACTCTCAATCTGACACTGGATTCCTGCGGAAGATGAGTAACTGTGCCACTGCCGACCTCTTTTTTGTCAAAAAGTAATGGTTGTAGTCCGTATTTGAAGATGTAATCGCCAAGCGTGAATGGTTCAGCCATCTCAATGCGATTGAAAGCATCCAACTGAGCCATGCCACCATTGTTATCCACCAATTTGATACGCCCAACAGTCTCGTCACCTGGTCCAAGAACCTCAATAAGCCTACCATTCGCATCGGTTTGGATTTCAGTCGGCTCACCATCAGAAAAGACAGGAAGTATTGACCTAAAAAACCCTCTCAAGTTAGAAATCCCCATTTTCTTGGGGTCATATCCGATATTAGACATACCCCAATTAGACAATTTTTACAGCCTCAAAACAAGGAGGTCTGCTCTGGAAGCTGTGCGATTTCTTTCTTGGTTTTCTCCGCAAGTTTTGCGGTAATATTGGGGAAACTGTCACCATCAACCTCAGCTTTTGACCTCATGCTGAGATTATCCACTACAGTCCCAGGACCAGCATCAATCACAGGTTTCCATCGTGCGTAGTTTCGGTAGGTATGGACAATATCAGTCTTCGCCCAATCACCATTCTCCATTGTGAAGGTAATCCGTGAGTAAACCGACTCTGTTCTACTCATCTTCATTGGTAAAATTTTTAGAACCGTGCCTTTCATTTGTCTCTTTTTACTTCTAGTTGATAACATTTTTCGCAAACTGGATAGCCTAGCCCCATGTGATTGTGAACTTCCTTGGAGGTATACATCACCCCAAATTCTTTGACAGTTCCACACTGAGCACAGGCAACTTTCCTCTTCAGGTCGGGGTGATACAAGTAGCAACCCTCGGGGAGTTCGTATGGGTCGTAGTCACGCTTTTTATGATTCCACTTTTGTGCTTTCATATTTTTTGATAGCCGTATTTGTAAAATTCGTCACGAGTGATTCGGTAAACCTTGTCCGTGACACCAGGAGTAGGAGACAATTGTTGGTCAATTATCTTGACCGCCATCATTTCATCGTTGATTCCAGTCACCAGGAGAATAATACTCTTCGTGCCTGACCTACGAATACACTGATTGACTTTTATCTCCTCAAATTCTAGTTTTTTCATATAATTACCAAGACTGCCAGGGTGCTAATTTATCCAAAACAATCATCCTGTCTTGGATGTGAGCGTAAAAGAACTTTTTGTGTTCTCCTCTCATCCACTTCCTTAGTCCTTTTGGCTCTGGTAGTTCGTCAATAAAGGTTTTTTCTTCATCATAAACAAGACAGATGGCTTGCTTACTGGTGGTCATTAGGGGAAGCTGAACTTTGACTATTATTTGTTTCATTTGATTTTGATTACATCATATAATTCAAGCTCTAAAATCTGCTCCAAACTGGCTTTGTTTATCCATCTAACTTGCTCCCAAACCTTACCAATAATCTTACAGTTGTCTAAAATTTCCTCTTCTGAGGCTTGGTAATAGTTGTTATCTTCAGTCCTAAAATGCCAGGCATAGGGAAATCTAATCTCGAATTTTTCTCCTTTTTCCAGATGGACTTTTCTGGGTTTTTTCTTCGCTTCGATATGAAAATTGTTTACTAAAAAGCAATCGGTGACAACCTCGTAAATTTGTGCTTGGACTATTTTTTCCATTGTTTAGTTTGACTATTAACTACTTTGATAATAGCACCTTGTAACTAGATGTCAATAGATTTATAATCCAATAATGAGAATTAGACCTTCAACTTTTTTCACCTCAGATACCCACTTGGGTCATTTTATGATGACCAAATACCAGGGTAGACTGGATGGTTTTGAAGAAGAAATAATCGCCGCATGGAACTCAGTAGTCACCAAACATGACACAGTGGTCCACCTTGGAGACCTTGGTTTGACCAACAGGGATAAGCTCAAAGGTTGGTGTAAAAGACTGAAAGGTAAAAAATTTTTAATACTTGGAAACCACGATTCACAAACTGATGCCTTTTATGCCGACTGTGGTTTTACTGTCATCCCCGATGCTCACGAATCTTTCAGAGACAAATATGACCACTGGCACGACTTCATTTTTACTCACGAACCAGTATTCACTCTTCCTGACAATTGGTTCAATGTTCATGGACATCTCCACGGCAACTCTCACCGAGGAGCCATCATAGACGGCTACAGACACTTTGATGTAGGAGTGGATGCTATTGGTTACGCACCAATCAGACTCTCTGAAATCATGGATAAACTCTACTCTCAACCACAAGAATATATTCAGATATTTTAAATGTAAAATGATAAAATATAGTTATCTGGACCACCAGGGGAGACAATCATTGATGAGGTAATATCCACCAATTGCTCACTCCCAGGGATAAACGAAAGCCCTTCAAAAACGATGAGACAAAAACAGAGCTCCTGACAATGCTTTCTGTCAGCTGGAAATAAGTGACACTGTAGAACAGAAACCTTATTCTTAGAAGAAATAGCTTACTGATACTCAGAGAAAAGAGACCAAATATCAGGAACAGGAAACTCAATCCTTTTAGAACTACTGTATCAAAATTTCCCTCAACTACCTTTCTGACTCATCCTACAGGCTCACATAATCTGAATACAATCATGAAGTATTTATTTTGTGTATAAAAAAAATAATTAGAGTATCTGAGGAGGTCAAATAGTTTTGGGATTTCAACAAGCTGGGTGCCCGCTGGTCCAGCCCCCCACCCTCGGCGATTCTCACTATTGACGGGGGTATGAACTTATGATAGTAGGGGGGTCTAATCCTGAATAGTTATCCCATAGGGGTTGAATCTTCATAACTGTGCCTGAGTATTGTCGCAAAAGTGATATTGTGCGACGCATCAACACCCCACACAAACCCGAACAATTGTCAATCACTGAACTTGAGAGCGTGCCTGATAATCTTAATCACCTCCCATTCTGAGCCTAGACAATTACCGCATAAGGTGCGGTTATTACCACGCTCTATCAGCAGACAACAACAAAAAACCCCGATGTTATTCGGGGCTTCTTGCTGTAATACCTCTAAATCGTTCCGTGGATTATTCAGTGAGTAGAGTATCATCCATCTCCTGCCTGATGTCCTCTAGGTCTTTGATGATGTCTGAGAGATATTCGGGCTCTCCATTCTCTAACTCATTCTTATCTCTCCTCATGTTTAGATTGCCGTAGTTCTTCTGAATCCATTCCAGAAAATAGATGTTTGAGGCTAGTCGCTTCTCCAGTAGTTTGATGTCTTCTGTTGTCATAGGCTTTAGAGTTCGTGAACACTTGGGCAAATAACATTGTAAAAGTCTGCTATTGTTTCCGCTTCTTGGTCGGTCAATTCTATCTCTTCGTATTCTCCCCAATCAGCTTTGTAGTAGACTCCTCCCACTAATTCACCTTCTCTATATCTGAGCTTGTAGCCGTCTTCAGGACCGCCCCAGCTGAGTAGCACCTTAATCTCCATCGTGGTATCAAATGAGAGCGGTTCTCGGTAGTCCTCGTGGTCTTGAGGCTCGTCTAATTTAGAGAGCTTCTTGATTGTTTTGAGCTCTTCGCTCAAGTTGTCAAATAATTCCTGTCTGGTTATTTTGTTAGCCATAGTATTAAAAATAAGATTGATAATGCGAAGTAAACACGAGCGAGAATAGTCTCATGCTTGAGCTTCCCCTCGATGTCTCGGAGCCTCATTCTATAGCCCCTGTAAGTGTCTTTTGTTTCCATATTTGGGTTAGTATTTAATAACTAGGATATTGGACTCGCTGACCTTTCGGACCTCGACCCAATCCTGACGATAGTATGAGTATTTTTTACCGCTGTCCCAGTCTGATTCAATTCCCATCTTGTAAATAAATCCTACATGGATGCCGTCCCCGATATAGATTTTTTCTCGTGTCTTCCCGTCGTAATTCTCTCGGAGATATTCCCGAACCTCTTCCAAGCTGTCACGCTTGATAGTCTCGTCGTAATAGGTGCGGAACCCCTCGGACTTGCTTCCCAGTTGCCTTGATGTGTGATTGATGATTATTTTGAAGTAGTTTATTGGTCTCATTTTGATAGTTTGGTAACTAATAATATGCCTGCGTTCTTGGAATACTCGCAGAGCTTTGAAGCCTTGCCCGTGTTGTAGTAACAAAGAGCCTCGGAGTCTGTATATCCTTTGTCTATTATCTTGCCCATATAGTCCATAAATTTGGAGATTTGAGCGTGAATAGAGTCAAAGCAATACTCGTCAAGAGCGACGTAGCCTATCTCATTGACCTTGCCTAGTGCTTTACAATCTAGGTGGTGCCCTGCTGGTGCTGTGCCGTTGTTGCTTTCCAGTTCGTGAACGATTCTATAGAGCTTCTCTAGTCTCTCGGTTTTCTTGTCCTTTGTTGGTGTCTCGTATGCTTGGACTTCCTGAGCCAGTGGGCTTAGTAGTGGCTGATTGTGCCATTGAATGAAGCTGACAAGCTGAAGAGTGGCAAAGACAGAGAGCCAAGAGAATAGTAGAATTTTAGTGCTTTGATGTTTCATATTGTTTGGTTTTAACTGTTAATCTTTCGACAACCCTGTCACCCTCTTTGATTAAAATGGTTCTATACCTTAGTTGTCTTGTGTTCCAAGCCTTGAGCCCTGCTTGGTGTCGGGTGTTTTCTCTTTCTCTTTTGATAGCGTGGAGCTTTACAAGTCCCATGAATCCAAAGAGTAGAGCAGTAAAAATGATTTGTGCTGTCATAGTCTTTTAGATGATTGATAATGTCTGTAGATTGTCAATGTTCGGTGTCTCGTTTGCTTTCCTTGACTACTTACATACTAACATTGTGTAAGTGAATAGTCAAGTGATATAGGACAAAGCACCCATATAAAATGAGGCTAGATAGTCTTGAATGGCGAGCTTATAGTTGTTTGAAATGGCGAGCCTCCAACACTTAGGCTGAGGTCTCAACTCTCTTCTTTGGTTTCGTCTTCGGCTGATACAAAGCTACACCCTTCTTCTTCTTGGTGGTAGGGATTTTGATAGAGGCAACCGAGGGGAGTTTGATTGGAGTAGTCTTTGGAAGTGAGATTGTTGGCAAAGAGATTTTCTTTACAGCCAGCTTAGGAAGAGAGACTCCTTTGACTCCAGTGCTACTAACCTTGAGCCCTTGTAGTCCTCTTGAAACGGCTGGTAGATTTGAGGTGGTAATCTTATTCGCTTTGGGTAGCACAATCTTACTGGCATCATTAAGCAGGTTCTGTCTTGCCTTCTCAAGGTTAGTGTTGATAGTCTCTGCGTTCTCTGGTGCTAGTTCCAAGAGTTTTTGTTTTGTCTCTTCAATTATCTTGGCGGCGTTCTCTCGGTATAGTTGGACCGCTCTCTGTTTGAAAGCATCGTCATACTGTGGGTCTCCGAGAATCATCTTCAGTTTGTCCTTTCCAGTATTTATTTTGTTGAGCTGAGATTGAATCTCTTGCTGAGTAGAGAGCTTGGTGTAAACCTCTTGAGCTAGAGCTGGGTCTTGAGACTGTAGGTTCTTGAGGATGAGTGAGTTCTTGGTTGACTGTGAAACACCACCCTCTTCAAAAAAGTTCTGTGCTTCTGGAAATGAGTAGCGACCAAACAAAACACCACGAAGTAGGTTAGGGATGTCTTTCTCAATCATGTATTTAATCTTGCCAGCTTTGTCTTCAGCGAATCCTTGAATGTAATCCTTGGCTCCAGCCAGTGACTTCTTGATTTGTCCACCACCACCAGGAGGCAGGTAGGACAGAGCTGTGCCAGCAAGAGCACCGAGTGGATTGTCTTGGAGTTCTTGAACAGTGGGGAGTTGTGAGGTGAGGGGGATTGAACCTCCACCAACTGCGGTCTGGACAAATGGAATGTATTCCGCAATCTTCTTGCTGATTTTCTGGAGCTTCACATTCGGCTGGTCACTGGACCCTGCTTCTTCTGCCGTGAAAGAGAGAGCATCAATGGGGTCAAATGCTGGTCGTCTGCCAGTCATAGTCTCAAAGACATTGTTGAATAGCCACGAGTAGATGGCAACCTGACCAAGCATGGAGGCGAGCTTCAACTTATTGTCTTCACTCATGTTAGGAATATCCTTGGCGATGAAGGACATTTGGTTATTTATTTCCAATTGGAACTGAGTGAAGAGTCCGACCACTCCCTGATTCTGGAAGAGCTGGGGCATCTGTCCGAACGAGCGGTCTCCCATGACACGAGCGGCATATTGGTCAGCCATGCTCATCGCCTCTTCAGGAGCAAAGCCTTGAGCTTTCTTCTCAAAGTATTTACCAGCTACGATTGTGTTGGCTGAGAACTTATCTAGTGCTTCAAAAATCCAGCCCATCTTTTTACCTGTATCTTGCCAGAGAGTGGGAGCCAGTGGTCCTTGAGGGAATCTATTGGTCAGGAATTGAGAGGGGATTTCGTCAATCACAAACTTATCCACACCAGTGAACGGCTTCAGGGTTGAGTCCACCAATCCACTGAGGAACGCTTTCTTACTTGTGGTGGCGGCGGCTTGAGTCAATGGAATAAAGTTAGTGAGAGCAGAGCTTAGATTTCCTGCTACCATGTTGGCGGATGTTTGTTTCTTGGCGAGGTCAATCCATCCGAAGAAGCCACGACCAAACAAACCTTCTGTGCCACGAGCCATGAGGGATTTTTTTCCAGCTAGTGTATTGACATAATCACCTAGCCAAGCTGTGAAGTTGGAGGCGAACGATTGAGGTAGGTCTTGATTTTTCTGGACCGCTTCACGCAGGACTCGCTCTAAGGCTCGCCCTCTCTGAACAGTTTCGGTTCTATAGATTTGGTTAGCGGCAGGGATGAGGTATCTGTCCACAGCTCCAATAGCTGACTCAACAGTTTCAGTTCCAAGACGAGGTTGTGCGAATTTGAAGAATTGTTTGCCAGGCTTGAAGTCAGCTGTCAATCCGTTTATCCAGGTGGGTAGGGATTCACTACGAGTTATGTTGCCAATAGCATCAAGAAGACCACCAAGTTCTTGAAAATGTGTGTAGTAGTTTTGTCTTTTTGCTACTGGCTCAAACCCATACTTGGTTATTTCATCGTTGATTTGAACCAAGAGCTTGTCATAGAGCTGGCGGAAATACCCATCTGCTTGGACTACCTTCTGCCAGTCTGGGGTAGCCGCTTTCAATTCGTCAAGTGTCATTTGTTTCTCGCCATACTTCATCACCAAGGCATCAAGTTCGGACTTGGGTTTGATTCCAAGGTCGTCAATAATGTTGGCTCGGATTTCATTTTTGATTCCATCCACAAAGTTGTTTACCTTCATGGTGTCCTCAGCCACACGATTGAAGAAGAAGTCTTTCCATTCCTGTGCGTTCTCTCCTGCTACTGCCTCAATGTTTCTACCTGGTGTTTCACGATTGAATCCAAGAGTGGCTAGTAAACCTTCTCGGTCTTTCAAACTCTCCACACTCTTGAGAATTGTTGGAGGAACCTTGATGTCACCCTTGCCAGCCAGGTCTATGGTCTCAGCCTTCAGCTCTTTCTGGTAGACCTTATCCATTCTGGTCCCGACGGCTTTGTTTTTGATTTCAAGTTGTTTTGGTGTGATGAGTCCGAACTCTTCGTTCATTGATTTCTGTAGACCTTTCTCAATTTCGGCGAACTCTTTCTTTGAAGTGGTTCCACCAGGCACAAAGTTAGTGACCTTGCTCGGCAGTTCAACAACCACATCAGCTTTCTTAATTCCAAGTTCGTTCATAGCTGTGAGTCGGTGTCCACCATCAAGGACTTCTCCCTTTGGAGTGACTACGATTGGGTCCATTGGTTCACCAGCCCGAATCATCTGCTTGTATTGCTCCACTCTGTCTCGGAATACTTCATCGCCTTTTGTCTCCAGAGTTTTGACCAGCGACTCCACATCACGCTGACCACCCGAAGTGGCTTTGTCTAGTGTGCGTGCGAACTCATCTGGATTATTGAAGACTGGTTTGAAGTTGGGTTTGATTGAGGGCATTTCAATTCCCGATTGTTTCCTAGCGATGTCGGTCAACTTGATTCCTGTCTTCTCAATTTGAGGAGAAGGAAGTGTGTTCTTGAATCCGTCAAAGACATTGGCAACGAGCTTGTCTCCTTGTCTCTGGAGAACATATCCCTCACCAGTCACTGGAATCTTTTCTTTGAGCACGCTTTCCAGTGTGTCCTTAGCGACATTGTATTTTTTGGTGAGGGCATCCATTACTTTTCCGAACTCCAATTTGATTGGTTCTTCGAGACTGTCGGCTGATACTGGTTGGAGTTTGAACTCACGAGAGATGGCTGAGATGATGTCATCAGCTGAGTTCAGGGCAATCTTCTCAGCTTCCTTGCCACCAAGTTTGATACCGATTTTCTCAAGTTGTTTTGTTCCAGCATTTCTCAGAATATCATCAACACCAGGGACCGAGACATCCAGTAGACCACCAGCTATCAAGCCACCATAAACCAGAGGAGACACAGCTCCCTTGGGTAGTCCATACTTCTCAGCAAGTGGAGTGAGTTGCTCAATTTTCTCAGGTGCTCTGGCTTGGATTGTCCTCAATGGTTTGTCTCCATAAAGAAATCTACTGATAGCATCTGAACCAGGTTGGACATCGGGACTCTTTACATTGGCGAGATAGTCCATGAGACTTCTTGGGACCTCATTGAATCCTCTGAAGACAGGCTGGACCACAGTTTCCCTTGCTAGATTTCCAACATCACCGAGGTTGTATTGTTTAGGAAGTTCAGTGACATCACCAGTTTGCCAGTAGATTTTTTTAGGAGTGACAGGGACATTGGCGACTGCGTTCTTCACACTAGCAAGTAGGTCTCCAAGATTGCTCGTCACCGCTTTCGGAGTGAAGGTAGGGTTGGGTGACAGCTGTGCTGAAGGAGCACTTACAGGGGGTATAGATACCTGTGGAGTAGGAATGTTTTGGAGTTTGAGTGGGGGTATGTTCAGACCTTGAGGTGTTAGCTCATCGTCTTTCTTCTTTTTGAACAATCCCCTAATAGAGTTTAATAAACCATCCATAAGGAGATTGTATAATTTTTGAGCTTGTCAGGACAACGACCTACATACCCAAAGCGTTCTTGATGCTCTCGTCAAAACTTCCAGCTGGTGCTTTTGTAGTTCCACCAAACATGGAGCCATATCCCAAGTCTGAAGCGGCGGTGTTTAGAGCAGAGCTAGGAAGTAAGTCACTGGCAAAGTCTCCAGTCTGTCTGGCTTTGGCGAGTTCGGCGGCTTGCTGTAATGCGATGTTCTGTGCTCCACCTTGTGTGATTGGGATGTAGATGTCTTCCCCTGTGGTTGGAAGTTTCCCGTGGACGAATAGACCTTGCTCACCCTTACCATTTGAAGTTGTCATCTCTCCACCAGAACCAAGGATTTGTTTTGTCAAAGCAAATTGCTGAGAGTAGTTGCTGATGTTTCCTTGAGCACTACTGACTTTACCAGCGGCGGCAACTGCGACAGCCTGCTCCAATTGTTTCTTGGATTGTTCAAGCCATAAACCATAAGCCAGCTTCTGGTCTCTGATTTTGTTCTCGGTATTTATTTTGAGGGAGTTTGCTTGGGTAATGGCTGAATCAATGTCGGCTAGTTTCTTGTTTAGAGCCACACCTTCTTGACCTTGAATCTCACCAATTCTACCTCTCAACCAGGTGTCAACATCACGAGCGGCTCTCTTGCCAGACTCATCTAGCTTGGTGGCTTCTGCTCCATAGAATCTAACAGTCTCGTTGACGGCATCAGCAAAATCACCAAGGGCATTTGTCTTACTAACTGCCAATTGCTTGAGACCTTTGTTGAAATCCATGAGGACTTTTGTTTCTTCACCTGCGGCGAAAGAAGAGTCTTGAGCTCCACGAGCTCTCATCATTCTTTGAACCTGGAGAGACATATCTTTCCAGTTACGAGCTAGGGTGTCGGCAGTTTGTTCTGTCTCACCGATGAATCCTTCTTTTTGTTTTTCAATTGAGGCAGTCTCTCTGGCTTTCTTAGCTTCAAGTTCCGAGAGTCCTGATGTGGTGTCGGTAGCGATGTCGGTCTTTTGCTGTTCAGCTAGAGTTCCAGCTTCAGCTTTTTGTCCACGAAGAGCTTCAAGAATTGTGTTGTATTCTCTGTCGGCTCTGGCTGTGGCACGAGCCTCAATGTCGGCGGCGAGAGCGTTAGTGTCGCTTCTACCATCTCTGGCGTATTCGTCTAGTAAGTCTTGGACATCTTGGTCTCCCATGTATTTTCCGTAGACAGAATCTTTGACCGACTGTTTGATTGCTCCAGCATCAAACTTTTCTCCTCCACCATTACCACCATCTCCACCACCAGTAGCGACAGGTTTGTAGTTTCCAGCGGCGATGTCAGATTTGATAGCGGCTTCATCGGTCCATCCCCTGGATTTGTAGTCTTGAACAATTTGGTCGTAGGTTTTTTGCCCTTCAGCTGGTAATGCGTATTGAACATTCTGGGAAGTATAGACAGGTTTCAGGTTCAAAGAAGGAGTTGTCTTGTTAAGCTCAGCAGTCCTAGTGGTCATGGTTTCAACCTGTTGCTGGGGTGTAAGAGCGGCACTGCCTTTTGATTCAAGAGCTTCAGAATAACCCTTCTCAGGGAAGATGTCTCCAGTCAATTTACCCACAACATCAATTGCTTTACCCACTTTTCCTTGGGCGGAAGCCAAGAGCCTGTTACTAGATGCTTTGATTGAATCCATTATTGATGCCATGAGTGTATTGAATAATTTTAGATTTTCCAAGTCAAGTCAGAGTTCACTCTCGGATGCCGCAAAAAAGCCGCAATTCTGAGCAAATAAACCGCAATCATGTTACAGTTTGACACATTCGCAATAGTGTTGTAAAATTGACAAGATGTAAGTAGTTCATTAAACTGAGGTAAAGTGATATACCTACTGAATAAATTTGACCCTGAACTGTTTTTCCAAAAAGAGGATAGCAGGATTCTGGTCTTTCATTTTTGGGAAGCTACCGAATCACGGATTCAAGAAGTGATGAGGAACAATAGGCTCAGAAGTATATTCAGTAAGCAGGAGGTCATCAACCTCTTTGATGTCAAACAGAAGATTCAGATGGTTCAGACCAATAAAATCAGGCTCAAGCTGTATGACAGACTTATCATCTGGACACCAACAGGGAGATACTTCATCATAGAAATTACAAAATACATAAGCGTAAAATGAAAAAACTTTGGGCCGTAATCAAGAAAATTTTATTCCTCTTCGGGGGAGCTTATCTGTGGTTTATGTTTGCCTACCACACTCTCTACCGAGATGAGTGGGCTCTCAGTGCTACTGGAGGAAACCCACTTCCCAATGAGTGGACCTTCATTCTTCTTCCAGTCATGGTCGCCATTGTCTTTCCAGAGGGCTTCAACCTAAAAGGATTCTGGAAGGTTATATTTATCTCAGTCATCGTAATTTTATCCCTAATCGGAATGTTATTCTTTATGACCACGATGAGCTCAAAATCATGAACGAAACAAAACTAGCCAATCTATTCAAACAGTATGAGGAACTCATGAGTATTGTCCGAAAGAATCGGAAACAAATCCGTGCTAAACTATCCGAAAACCAAACAGCACGATTGGCAGTTGATGGTTTGAAAAAAGAAATCAAGCAAGAAGTAGAGAAGATAATGACCCAGGAAAATAAGAATCTCTACCAGATTGCCATTGAATCTTTTGGAGAAATTGACAAACGATTCCATATACTTTTCACCCTCCTTTCTCGCACGAAATAGACCTTGACATCTATCCGATACTGTGTGCTACATTGGAGGTAATGCTAATTCCAAACCCCCAACTTTTAGTAACCAGCAAGCCCATTCCTCACCACAGGGGATTAGCATTTTTTGTGGCAAGAGGCGTGGGCTTGGTGTTTATTAAAAAGTAAATGAGCTGGTTCAAACTTCACCGAGATATTTTTGAAAACGAGATGTGGTTGTCGGAAACTTTCGACAAGAACAGAGCTTGGATTGACATGATTGGAAACGCAAATTTCAAAGATAGTATTCTGTTTGTAAGAGGTAATGAGGTGAAAATCAAAAGAGGTCAATTAGCATGGAGCGAGAGATTCATGGCAGAAAGGTGGGGCTGGTCTAGGAATAAAGTTAGGCGTTTCATAGAATGGTTGGAAAATAGACAACAAGTGAAACCACAGAAAAGTAATATCATTAGCCTCATAACTATTGTAAATTATGGAAAATATCAATCAGACGATACCACAGACGATACCACAGAAAGACCACAGACGATACCAATACATAAGAAGGATAAGAAGAATAAGAAAAGAAATACAAAAGAAAAAGTGTGTGTCATTGATTTTGATGAAGAGAAAACCAAGGAGAACCTGTTAGAGTTGATTATCTGGTTCAATGAAAAACAAGACACCGCCTTCAAAATCCAAGGTAATCCATTCACCCGACTCCTTCCAAACTTCAATTATTGGTGTAATGGTTACACACTTGGCGAGATGAAGAAGGCTGTCTCTAACATCAGGAATCATCCCTACTGGAGTAGCCAGAATGTAGACATGAATTGGTTACTAGCCAGAAAGACCAGTAAGGGGATTGAGGTGGATAGGTTTGCCGACCTACTTGGTGCGAATAAAAAGTTGGCTGAACCCAAGAGGATGTCCAGTTCTGAAGCTGACGATTACTTGAATTAAAAATTAAACAAAAAACAGATGACAAAAATTTCACTGGCAACTGCCAAAAAATACATCAACAAAGGGATGTCAATTTTTCCAGTAGATTTATCAGCCGATGCTTCTGGGAAGATTCAGAAGAAGCCAGCTGTCGCATGGAAAGACTACCAAACCAGACTAGCAACAGAAGAAGAATTGACTCAGTGGTTTGAGGTTGAGTCTCACAACGGACTAGGATTGGCGACAGGTAAGGTCTCGGGGTTAGTGGTCGTTGATGTTGAATCAAATGCCACTGAGGAAGACATCAAGGGAATTGAATCAACAATGGTCAGCAATACAATCAGCGGTGGAAAACATTTCTACTTCCGCTGGGCTCACGACATCAGGAACACAGTCAAGATTGAAGGTAAGCCAATTGATTTCAGAGGTGACGGAGGATATGTAGTTCTACCTCCTTCAAGCTATGGCGAGAGAAAATACTCTTGGGACAAAAGTGAGATTGAAAACTTGACCGAACTACCAGCCTGGCTAGAGACAATGCTCACCACAAGAACTGAAGAAATCAAACCAGCAATCTATCAAGACTTGGAGGGAGAGGAAGGTTTTAGAACTGCCGAGAAGGGCGAGAGAAACATGGTCGCCGCTCAGGTGGCTGGCTCACTATGCCAGGGGATGAAGAGAAAACTCTGGAACCCCTATGGCTGGCTAGCCTTCAAGGATTGGAACGAGAGAAATGAAGAGCCATTGACCGAGAGAGAACTTCACATCATCTGGGACTCCATCACCAAGACAGACCTCAGAAACAATCCTCTCCAAGACATCACGCCCGAGAAGCACAATATCTACACTGGACAAATGGCGGTGACAGTTGCCAAAAAAATGAAGGAGGAATATCAAAACGGAATGGAGACTGGATTTGAATACCTGGACAAATACTTCAGCTTTATGCCAGAACAACTCTACCTCCTATCAGCCGAGACACATATCGGTAAGACCACCTTTGCCTTGAACTTATGTGGAAGAGTCGCCAGTATGGGGCACAATGTTTTATTTGCTTCACTGGAGCAGGGACTGTTTATCGTCCCGAGAGTAGAGTCAATGTTGGGTGGACCATTTCCCGACACTCTTTCCATTCTGACCTCTGACAAAATGGCTTCGGTTCAAGCCTTGAGAAACACCATTGAGGGTATGGCACAAAAGCCAGAGCTACTCTGTGTTGACCACCTTCACTTTATGAAAATGGATGGGGTGGGAATGATGGAGGACACCGACAAAATAATGTTTGAGTTCCAGGCGATGGCTCGTGAGATGAAGATTCCAATTATCCTGATTGCTCACATGAGAAAAACTAATCACGACAACATGCCAGACATTGATGATTTGAAGAGTTCCAGTTCCCTCGGTCAAGTTCCTTCTGTGGTCCTCATTCTTTACCGCAAACGCATCACCAGCATTGAGAAAGCCAACGAAGAAAACTCCTATTTTTCTCAGTCGGGAGCACTTATAATTGCCAAGAATAGAATCCAGGGTAGGACTGGTATTGTGAAGTTTGAACTGGCTCAATCAGGAGAGTTCAACTTTATGAAGATGGAGAAAAAAGAGACCCAAACAGTCAAGGATGCTGAGTCAGCTTTTGGAGTGAAACCTTACAAAGATGACTAAAATACCTATTGACATCTACTCAAAAAGAACTAAACTATTACTAGTTACTAAATAACAAAAACAAAATATGGCATTTTCAATAAACCATGTCACACTCTTAGGCAATGTTACCAAAGACCTAGAGCTCAAGTATACCCCTAGCAACACTGCGGTTGTTCGCTTGGCGGTAGCCACCAACTTCTCCCGCAAACAAACAGACGGAACCTACAAGGATTTTCCTACTTTCCACAATGTTGTGGTGTTCGGAAAGATAGCTGAGTTCCTCGCAAAGAGTATCGGAAAAGGAACCAAGATTTATGTTGATGGTCGCATTGATAACCGCTCTTACCAAGCAAATGACGGAACCACCAAGTATGTCTCAGAAGTCATCGCCGAGAATGTAATCCCGATGGTAGCCCCCAAGACAGCAGGTGCTCCTACAACCGCTCCAGTCGCTAGACCTGCCGCACCAGCACCAACCCCTGAACAGCAAGCCTATGTTGACGAAGCTGTCGAGGTGTTCACCGCTGGAGTAGATGAAGACGGAGTTCCTTTTTAATAATCAACTAAAAACAAAATGAAAGACTTTATCATAATTATGGTCTCAATGATTCTAGGGTTCTCCCTGTTTATTGCCTTCCTGCTATACATCCCAGCGACTGGAACTTATTTCTTCAAAGAAACGAACACTGTCTGTCGTGATGAAAAAACTTGGGGATATGGAGAATCAAAAAGATACTGCCTCCAAGGAGTAGAGATTCCAGAACAAAACACACAAACATTAAATATCAATCTAGCTAACTAACATGGCAAAAGAAGAAAAAGGCGTAGTGGTATCGAATCCACTTTTACAAATGGCTCCAATATCAGCGACAAAAAGCTGGTATAAAGACTTCGTAAAATTCAGTCAGGACATAATGAAGAAGGACATGGACTATGGAATTATCCCTGGCACTGGAACCAAACCAAGTTTACTCAAGCCTGGTGCTGAGAAGTTGAGATTCGTCTATGGTCTCGGAACCGAGGAAACGATGACCGACAAAACCATTGATATTGACAAGGGGTTCGTCAGTTACTCCTACAAAGTTTCAGTCAAAAACAAAGAAGGAATCATCCTGGCTGAGTGCGAAGGCAACTGTAATTCTTTTGAACCAAAATTCAGATACCTCTGGGTTCAAGAGTCAGCTCTACCAGCAGGGACCGACAAATCAAAACTCCAAAGTAGAACCAGTAAAATCACTGAGTTTGATTTCGCAATCTCCAAAGCCGAAACTACTGGTCAGTATGGAAAACCAGCTGAGTATTGGCAGAAGTGGCAGGATGCTATTCGTAATGGCACAGCTAAGCAGACCACCAGAGACACACAGAAGGGTAAGTCAATGAAGGCTTGGGAAATGGGAGGAAGCCAGTTCAGAGTTCAGAATCCAGACATCATGGGAATGACCAACACCATTATGAAAATGGCACAGAAGAGAGCCTTCGTTGGAGCTATGCTCTTGGCTACTGGAGCTTCAGAGTTCTACACTCAAGACATTGAGGACATGACAGACGGAACTTCGGTTCCCGAGGTTATCGCAGAGCCGTCACCAATCACTCAACCTGTCTCCTCAAAAGCTGAGGAAGGTGAGGTGGTCGCAGAGCCAGCTCCTCAACAAGCACCTGATGAGGCACACCACAAAAGAGTTGAATGGATAAAGGGTTTAATTGCCGCAGGTAAAATCAAAATGAACCGAGACCCAGAATCTTTGACCTCAAAACAATCCATCATGGTAATGGATAATTATAAAAAATCTATAGGAAAATAACATGGCAGACTACTACATGGGATACAAAAAACCTCAGCTTGTTTCAAAAATAAGAGAACTTGAAGCTGAAATCAGGAAGACCGCAGTCAATCAATATAAATTTGAGCAAGCGACAAAAAGAGTTGCGGAGTTAGAGGAGAAACTTGAGGAAATAAAATCTGACAGAAGTGGTGGTAGGGCTTACGAGGAGGGTGTCGCATCTACTTTGAGGAATCAGGTTGAATACTTTCAGTCTATTTTTAGAATAATTGCTCTACCATCAGACAAGATTATTGAGATAAAAAGAATAGAAGAGGAAGAAAGAAACAGACCAAAGAGTGAGAAGCCATTTAATTATCAACCTGGTAGGGAATTCAGTCCCTTCTAAAAAGTTTATGAAAAATACAAAAGCAGTAGCAAAAAAAGAAATCAAGTTTGATTTGTCAGTATTAGAGAACTTCGTCCAGAGCGGAGATAGTTTCCTTATGAACCCTGATGCCGAAGACTTCATTACCAAGTGGGTTCTATTCAAGAAGATGGTGGAGAAGGCTGATGAACAGGTGAAGAAACAAATCCAAGCCAAGATGCTTGAGACCAACACTCTCAAGGTTGAAGGTGAAGTCGTCAAAGTTTATCGCAGATATTTTGGAGACAGGTTTGAGTCAACCGACAATCAACTGGCAATCGGTATGGGAGTGGCTTACGAAGAAACCAAGGTCAAGTTAGACACTGCCGCCATTGACAGATTTGTAAAAGAGAATGGAAATCTCCCCGAGTGTATCAAGCTCAAAGACCGCACCGAGTCAATTGTAATTAGTGGAGTAAAAGAAAATGGAGAATAAAGTAGACACCGAATTACCAATGCCAAGATTTAGTCTCGTAGGTCAGAAGGATGGAATGTTTGAAGTTGAGATGGCTGAACCAGTAGGTTCAATTGCCGACATGATTCTTGAAGCGATGTCTCAGGACAGCCGAATCAAAATGACCATGCTACTAGCGGTCTCAAGCTATCTGCAAGAAGAAGCCAAGGCACTCGCCACCCTAATGAAAAAAGTAGAAGAAGCAAACAAAGATAAAGGCTATGTCAAAAATTAGATTATCCTACTCACTAATGTCTTCCATCAAATATGGAAGGCGTGATGATGTCGTCAGACAATATCTCCGCATGCCTAGCGAGGTCAACGAGAATATGAAGCGTGGTCTTGATTTTGACAAGATGGTTGAGGCTGAGGTTGATGCCAAGAAACAATTCCCTATTGAGTTCAACTCTCTCAAGCTAGTAGCTCCTCAGTGTAAATTACAGGCGACTGTTGAATATAACGAGCTGTTCTCTATCAAAGGAGAGCTTGATGTTTGGGACTTACCAGCCATCTACGAAGTGAAGAACTCCATTACCAAAGACAGTGCGGAATACTCCGACACTGGTCAGCTAGACATCTACTTCCTTCTGTCTGAGCTGGTTCCAAAAGACCACCCACTATCCAAGGCTGACAGAGCCTGGCTCTACCGCTTTGACCCTGTTCACAGAACCTACGACACCTCTCTCATCTGGAAGTCCCAGAGAAGGATTCAAGCCGCCCGAGATATGGTTGAGGAATATGGTCCCCAGGTATACGAGATTCTAAAATCAGAAGGAATTATCAATGACTAACCCAAAATGATTGAACCACTAAGAGGCTACATCGTAGTCAAAATGATTATCAAACAAGCAAAGACAAAATCTGGTCTTGACCTACCCGAAGAGATTTCTAAGGACATTAGCCAAGAAGCTGAGGTGGTCGCTGTCGGGAAGAGCATCCTCCAAAACGGAGAGCTAACCCCAAGCCCTGTTGAAGCTGGAGACAAAGTTCTTTTTAGACCATTCACTGGCGTTAAGTATGGAGATTTCATTATTCTCCACTTCAACGAATTAGTAGCTATCATCAAATAAAATGATTACAAAATTCAAGTTCAAATTCACATACAAAGATGGCTCTGTTAAAGAGTTCAAAGATGTCTCTGGCTACCAAAGACTAGACGACAAAATGTTTTTCGTCCAATACAAAGAGATTCAGGAGTCAAAAGGTCTGGTCAGAAAAACAATTACTGAGTGGGTAGATATTACCAACATTGAAAAAATAGAGTCAGAACAGGTTCTCACCTACGAGTCTAAACAGGAAATGTTGATGGCAGACATGAAAAAATCTTGACCTACTACTTACGAACTGTTATAAATAAAGTATGCTAGAAAACATTTTCCCGACCAAAGAAGAGAAGCGGAAATTAGCCAACAAGATTCGTAAGGGTTTGAGACTCGTCACCTGCTCAAATTGTGGAAGACGAATAATCTACAAGTGGGCTGAGGAAGTAATAGCCGATGCTAAATGTGGCTATAGAAAATTACCAACAATGATAAAAGAATAAAATGACACCAACAAAAATCTTGGAGTTTGATGCTCCAGCTCGTGAGAAATTACTAAAAGGAATTGAGATTCTAGCAAAAGCTGTAGGCTCAACTCTTGGTCCCAAGGGCAGAAATGTCGCCATAGAACGCCAGTATGGTTCTCCAACTGTGGTTCACGATGGTGTGACTGTCGCTCGTGAAATCTATCTGAAAGACAAGTTTGAAAACATGGGTGTTCAGATTGCTCGTGAAGCCGCCTCATCCACTAATGATGTCGCAGGCGATGGCACAACCACGGCAACAATCCTAGCCTACGCAATTGCCAAGAGAGCAATTGAAGCTATCAACAATGGAGCTAATCCAATGGTTCTCCGTGACGGCATAGAGAAAGCTGTAGATTATCTGGTTGATGCTCTGAAGGTAATGAAAATTGATGTTGATTCTCCCGAGATGATTAAACAGGTAGCCACTATTTCCGCACAAAATGCGGAGATTGGAGAAATCATTTCTCAAGCTATCACCAAAGTCACCAAGGATGGAGTTGTCACTGTTCAGGTGGGAGATGGTCGTGAGACTGTTGTGGAATACAAGGAAGGTCTCCAATACGAGAAGGGTTACACCTCAGCCTACTTTGTGACTGATACCCAGAGAATGGAAGCTGTCATAGAGGATGCTCACATTCTAATCACCGACCAAATAATTTCCAGTGTAGAAGGTCAGCTGGTTCCAATCCTAGACAAGATTGACCCTGTGAATAGTGGTATCAAGAACATTGTCTTTATTGCCGAGTCTATTGAAGGTGATGCTCTAAAAATGTTGGTAGTAAATAAAATTCGTGGCAACCTGAATGTTGTCGCAGTTCCAGCCCCAGGATTTGGAGACAGAAGAAAAGCCATGCTTGAAGACATTGCCATTATCACTGGTGGAACTGTCATCTCAGAGGACACTGGAGCCACTCTGTCTGGATTTGAGGTTCACATGATGGGTAGAGCCAGTAGTGTAATCGTTACCAAAGACACCACCACCATTGTTGGAGGAACAGGAGACCCAATCAAAGTCGCAGAGAGAACCGAGTCGCTCAAGCACCAGCTGGAGAATGAGACATCTACTTTTGACAAAGAGAAACTTCAAGAAAGAATTTCCAAACTGTCCAGCGGAGTAGCTGTAATCCATGTTGGAGCATCCACTGAAATTGAGATGCGTGAGAAGAAGGAAAGAGTCATTGATGCCGTCAATGCCACCAGAGCCGCTATGGATGAGGGTATTGTTCCAGGTGGGGAAACTGCTCTCTTCAAAATCGCTAAGGTTTTGGACAAAAAAGAGTTCACTGAAGAAGAGATGGCTGGAGTCAATATCATCAAAGAAGCTCTTCGTGAACCATTCTTCACGCTCATGGAAAACTCAGGTCTGGACAAAGATAAATACATCACAGATGTCACTGAACTACCTTGGGGTATGGGAGTTGATGTCAAGGATGGGAAGGTCAAAGACCTCATCAAAGCTGGTGTGATTGACCCTGTAAAAGTTACGAGGAGTGCTTTGCAGAACGCTTCATCGGTTGCGATAATGACCATGACCACCAACACTTTAATCGCTCGTGAGGAAGAGCCAAAAAGAGTTGATGCTGAATAGCTTCTAGCTTTAACAATTGGAAGATTTGTAGCGTAATCTATGGAGGTGCGACTATCACTTACCACGATTAGGCTACATCTTATGGGAGAGTAGCTCATCTGGTTAGAGCGGCTAGGATTATGACTAGCAGGTAATGAGTTCGAGACTCATCTCTCCCATCAAATGGAAAAAATTTTCATACCAGGCAACACACCAAGTTCCAAGAACTCTAAGTTTTGGACTGGAAAATTCCTCATCTCAAACAAAACTACATTGAAGTTCCGTGACAACACGGAGGAGCACTTCATGGTAAACAAAAGAAAATTCAAAAGAATGTTCCAACAAGAGAAGCCCCCATTCATTGTTGGCTTCTTTTTTGTGAGAGACAGCAAAAGAAGATTTGACTATGTGAATATCGTCCAGGTGATTGCCGACCTAATGGTGAAGTTCGGATGGATGGAAGATGACAATGCCGACTTCTTTGTTCCAGTGTTCTTGGGGTATAAGGTTGACAAGCTCAACCCAGGTGTGGAGATAACAAACGCTTTGATAAGTTATCCCAAATATAAAGTAGAAGCCGTCTAGGACAATCGTAGTGGCAAGTCGTGCCTAATTAGAATCTCAATAGACCCTTCTCTACAAAATCTGAGCCTATTTCTTTTCCTAAGTTGTGAGCGGCTCTATCAATTCCCTTGAAAAATGCTATTGCTCCAGCAACTGCGGCAATTTTCCAGTCAAGGTTGAATTGTCCAGTGGTGAGAATGGTTTCCAACTGTGGCATGATGACAGCGATGGCGGCGATGATGCCAACACGGAGAGATTCTTTTATAGTGTCTTGGACAAAATCAATGAGAAGCATCAGTTTCTCTTTGTGGTTGTCGTAGTTGAGGAAATCCTCAATGATTTTTGGTAGTTTCATTTTTTGTTTGCCTTTCTGGTTTCCCATAATTTTTTAACACCAAGTGAGATGAGTTGCCCTGCGGTGTATTTGTCCACCTGGGACAGCAGAGCTTTCTCGTAAAGACCTTTGTAGGGTTTGTAATACTCAACATCTGCCAGTGCTTTTTGATTTTCTGCCTTTATCACTTTCAAATCTTTGGTGACAGAAGCCAAGTCTTTATCTTTTTGTCCGATAGATAGGCTCAAATCGTCCACAGTTTTTGACAAATCTTTCTGGTAGGTTTCCAAATCCTCTAATTTTTTCTTCATATTTGGAATGTCTGCCAAGGCTCCGAACGCTTCTCGGACCATTCCCTCGGTTGCTGACTTCTCTTTTAGGAAGTTGATGATGTTTTGTTCTTCTTGTGTCATGGTTGGTTTTGTCTCCACAGCTGGAGTGGTTAGTAATTTGCTCTGGTCAATGAAACCTCCGTAGCCATTAGCTCTGTCTCGGGGTAAAAGATAATATCCCCAATGACAGTGAGGTCCAGTTGAATATCCTGTATTGTCTGAAATCGCAATCAATTGTCCTTCGGAAACAATATCTCCGACTTTTACTTTGAGTTCTTTGTTGTGACCAAGGACTGAACCCTCTTTGTCATTTTCAATTTTGAGATACCATCCGTAGCCATCAGCATCAAGAGCCGCCTCAATTACTTTTCCTGCGTGAGGGGCAATTATCTCGGTTCCACTAGGCAAAGCCCAGTCCATTCCATTGTGTCCCTTGTAGTTGTATTTGGCATACATGTCGGGATTTGCTCCGAAAGACTGAGATAATCTGAAGTCACCTTTGAAGGGTTTAATCATAGTTACAGTATATCATTTTGTATTTTTCATCCCTTTGTCCAAGCTCATCTCTCTGAATTTTGACATATTTTTATATACGAAGTAAGCGGGAATAACAAGGGTGGACTTCAAGAAATCTGACCAAAAGTTGTTCAGGTGATTGGTAAAAGAGACAATCGCCAGTGTCACAAAAATACAACTGATACTGAAAAACAGTATTTCAAGTGAGGCAATAATAGGACTCTTTTTCATTTCTGTGCTTGCCATTTTATATAGTCTTCCTAGAAAGTAGGACTCAAAAGCAACCATTAAAAAGACCCCTGCTCTTACCACATCAAGGAATTGGAATATGGGGGATGAGTTCATTTGCTTTCTCTACACCTGCTAATATGATGATGGAAACGACCAGCAAGAAAGTAATTATTTTCCAAAACCTCATGTCTTTATTCATTTGCCCTACTGTGGCTTCAAAAACTTTTACTGCTTGTGCGTTGGCTTTGGAATTTTCTTCCAGAGCTGTTCTGTGAAGAACATTATTGTCGTTCAACGACTCCAAGGAAGTATTGATGCGAGTCATAAACTCAATGAATTTAGCATTTTCAGCTATGTATCTATTGAGGAACTCGTTCTGGACAACATCGTTGGTGCTCATATTTTACCCTACAAACATTGTTAGTAACCCCGCTCCGCCTGATGCCTCTACCAAAGTAGCATCTGACACATCTGTAAAGGTGGGGTTGGTAGTTCCTGTAACACTTCCAGAATGGTGAACGGCAATACGACCGACTGAACCAGCTCCGCCTGAGCCTCCCTGATTGGCTCCATTCAATCCACCAGAACCACCTGTTGCTGTTGCTTGATTTGTCCCAAGAGTTCCCGTAGAACATACCATTAAAATACTTCCACCAGCACCACCTCCACCACCACCAGAGTATTTGTATGGGTCTGGTAATCCGTTTTGACTCGTCCCAGCGTTACCATTCATAACAACTCCAGCACTCAGGGTTATTGATTTTGAAATTAAAATAGAGATAGCTCCTCCATTTCCACCAGCACCACCAGCACCAGAATCACCATTATCGTTTCCTCCAGAACCACCTCCACCACCAGGAGTTGCTGTTATTAAGTCGGTTGACCCGACAGCTGAGCCACCAGTTCCAACAGCTGAACCGCCACCACCAGAACCATTTGTTCCAGCGGCACTGTTTCCACCTCCACCACCACCAGCACCATCGTTAGTTGAACCACCACCTCCACCACCATTTCCATTTGCGGCAGTAGAGCCAGTTCCACGAGGACCAGCCGTTCCCTCACCCTGATTTCCAATGTTACCACCACCAGACTCGTTCGTTGCTGAACCGAGATAACCTAATCCCGTTCCAGTCAGAGCTCCTCCAACTGTGATGCTTGTTTTTGCTACGAAAGCTACAACTCCACCAACAGAACCATTCCATGCCGTCAGACTAAAAGCGTTTACAGTAAGAGCATCATATTGGGTTAGTTTTATTATTTGTGCTCCAGCCACATAGCTGTAATTCATGTTTACAGACATAACCAGTGAGGTTGAGCCACCACCAGACAACACTTTGTTTATTTCCCACTGACCAGCTCCTGTGCCCCTAGTTTGGTGAATCAACACCAAATCTCCATTAGCAAAAGAAGTAGAACCAGCTGTTAGGTTTGGAGAACCTGCCGTAGCGGTAGCTGTTGCTACAGTTGGGTGTGCAGAAATAGTAGCGTTTCCAGCAGAGCCATCACCCCAGGGCTTCCCTGGTATTACTCTGTCTATTCTTTGCCAAGCGTTTAATACTGCCATAGTTTTTTAGATATTTTGACCAATAATAAATCCTTGATAGGCTCCAGAGCCAGTGACGATGAAGCCAAAAGTATCAGCCTTATTCAAAGTGGTAGTGAGTGTAGGAGCAGAGCCACCAGCCCAGGAAATTCCTGAGAACCAAGTGACAGTTCTCGAGCCAGTTCCATCTTGTTTTAGGGTGATAAGAAAAACCTGACCGATTTTATCATTTGAAATAGCAAGAGTTCTGTTTCCACCAAGAGTGACTGAGTGTTTTCCTGTGACTGAAACATCAAAGGTGACTGTAGCTCCGTCAGTGTCGGCAGTAATGTCGCCATAGACAGAGTTGATTTTTGGAATACCAGTTCCCTTACCATCAATTACCAGGTCAATGTCCGTGTCATCTCCGACAGCCTCAATTTTAGGAGCCTCAGTTGTAATGGCGTTGGTTACTTTGACATGGTTTACAGCACTAGCCGTGGCTGGTGTTTCAACAATTTCATTCCCATTAGTGTCAGCAATTGCGGTTCCAATTTTTGGAGAGGTAAGGGTCTTGTTGACCAGCGTTTGGACTCCAGACAGTGTGACGAATTGGTCGGCGGCGTTGATTGGTTGAATAGCGAGTTCCACTGAGGAAACTGTGGTAGGAACAGTTCCACCAGTCACATTGACTGTGGTGACATTAGCTCCGTAGGATGAGCTTACAACCGCACAGATGACAGAGCCACTGAGCCTGACAATTCTTCCTGCGGTAAAGTAGGCTGTCTCATCGGCTCCAGTGATAGTGAAAGTGTCAGCATCAACTTTGGCAAAATCGTAAGTGGCATCTTCTGTGAGAAAACCACTCTCCAGGGCATCAACTACTTCTTGCCAGTGGGAGGAGGTGAATTTTTCTTTGTAAGCAGTATTTTGAGCGTGCTCAATACCAACACCTCCATTGTTCACACCTCTCTCAATTGTGATTATGTTTCCAGATACGCCAGTAACTCTAGTAAGCTCAGCATTGTCACTACCAGGCTCAAACTCTAGGTAGGTAGGTAGTCTTGTGGCATCTGGGGGAGTGGAGATTGTGGCTGATGTAGCTGAATCCGACAATTGAGCAGAAAGGGTTCCGCTTAGAAGTCTCTCTGATTGTGGTAAATGCTTTAGTGACATAGGCTTATTAGATAATTTTCAAGTTAAATAATCAATTCATCCCTCCTGTTGTCAGGGTCTTCCATTTCGTAGAAGCCAGACATGGTTTGGACAATAATGTGGTTGTCAGAATTTCCTGTGACCTCAAACTGGTGATAGATGGAGTAGGCTTCAAAATACATTTCTTTTTCCAAAAGTTGTTGAGCATCGGGAACACTGGTAATTTCGGTTCCTTCGTCAAACATAAACTCGTCAAACATTCCCTCACCAATACCTCCAGCTGACTGGTAAGAAACCGCAGTCTCGTCAACCAAAGAGGCACCATCTTTGAAGGTCGTGAAAGTGAGCCTCCCCACTGGATTTTTAAGTTTCGTGGTAGTCGTGGTGAAATACTTCAAGATGGTATCTTCTCCACCATCTACTCTCTTTACCCTCAAAAGACTCTCAATGCTGGCTCCGTCATCATCGTAGGTTCCGTCCACAAGGATTTGATACACCTTTCCTGTTCCGCTTTGGGCAGCAAATAACATTTGTTTTCCAGTTGATTTATCCCAAGTCGTGAAGCCACTGAAGTTCTGATTGTCCCACTTACCAAGGAACGCCAAATACCTTCTGTCGTAAGGATACGAAACCTCTCCGTTACACAAAATAAACTTTTGTTCAAAGAAAGAGGCTTTGAATACTGACATATCCGTTTTCTCCAAAGCATCAAGTTGTGGCTGGATTCTGTTGCTGATGTCGGAAGTTCGGATAACATTGAGCTGGGTAGGTTCGTAGCCAAGGATTCTGTAGCGACCATCGGTTCCGAGGAACACCACATCTTTTTCCATCCTTTGAACTGAATCTGGAGAGCTAGTGCCATATTGAGGAATGACAGCGGTAAGCGTGGGACCACCATCAGAACCAAAGACAAATTTCCAAATAGAGTTTTCCTTGAAAATAAATAAGAAATCTTCAAATCCAATCATAGCTGTAACCCTGTCTCCATCTCCTCTACCTGGCTTCACCCAGCCACCATTGTCTGAAGGAGAGAAGCTCTCCCAATTGCTTCCAGTTCCTCCATAGAACACAGTGTCTGGTTCCTGAAGGTTTCCACCAACAAAAAGTGTGTTGGCGTATTTGGCAAAAATGTTGCCTTTGACACCACCTGTAGTGTTGAAAGTAGGAGCCTCGTATATGAGAGAGCGAGTCTCGACACCATCATCAACAAAGGACATCGTAGCTCCTGATGCTTGTTGGTCAATGAAGGTGAGAAGGGTCATGGTGCTCCCCTTACTAGATTTGTAGATATTGTAGCCTTTGACATCCGCATCGGTTTTTCTATCCCAAGTGGAAGTAATTTTGTTGGTTGCGGTCAAAACCGAAGGACCAAAGAGAGAGATTGTGTTGCTTAGCTCTGTTTCTCCAACATCTGTGACAGCGGTGATTCCATACTCATATTCGGTATCAACAGCTCCTGCGGCTAGAACAGCAGAGTTTAGGGTGACGGCAGTGACATTGTTCCACTCGGTGATAGCACTTCCGTCAGTTTTTGCCATGTAGTCAACTCCGTTTCCAAAGTAGAAGAAGCCTCTGAGAAGAACTCCACGCATGAAAGCTGTAGTGTCCCAGGTCTTTGTATTGTCAATTTCAGTAGCGACACCTCCTGAGTTCACGCTGTAAAGTCTGCCGTCAAACATCACGAGCATGACATTCACATTTGTAATAGGGTCTTTGTAGATTCCAAAACCATTGAAATTCGTGGCTCCACCGACTTGGGTAAAAAGCCTTCTACCTCTTCGGGGAAGACGAACGGAAGAACGACCAGTAAGCTCAATGTTTACGCCATCGTAGAACTCGTTGTCACGAATTTCGTTATCTTCAGCGAATGAGTTTTGTCCTCTTTGCCAGCCATCATATTTCCAGGCTCTCAATTTGGGAGAACCTCCGATTCGTCCTGCGTAATATGAAGCTCCATTTCCTAATGCCATGCTCCAATTTTACAATTTTTGGGAAAGAATAAGTTAAACAGGATAATTTCTCTGGTATCTGACATAGCCCATGAGGGGCGTAACCCTCTTAGGAAGGTCTCTCATCTTGTTTGAGGCGTTCATCATCACGACCTTCTCTTTAGCGGCTTGGTAGTCAATAAGGGCGTTCCTGGCATCAAACCTCTGCCTCTTCCCATCGTGGATTACAGCTTTTGCGGCGAGAGTAATAGCGTCAAGAGCATCTTCTGGAATGGAGATGTTTAGAGTTTCGGTAGAGTTTGCGGGGGTAATGAAGGTAGCGTAGTAAATGACCTCAACTGATTCAGTTCCATCAATCGTGTCAAAAAATCCGAGGGTCTTGGCATCTTCAGAAAGCCAGACAGCACTACTGGCAACCTGACTTTTTTGGTCAGCTGAGAGTGGGGTGAACTTTTTTCCACCTACCCACACAGAGTCAAGACCCCAAAGCTGATTGTAGTCAGAAATGAGAGTCTCAAGGTTGTATTCTTGGACACCAGATGTGGTGGTAAGAGTGTAAGTTTTTTTAGCCCAATTGAATTTAGCTTCAGTTAGAAGTTGTCTGACACCATCAACTGCCGCCGAGATTCTTTTTGCTGTCGTGTCAGTAGAACCTTCGTTCAGTTTGTAGGAAATTTTCTGGAGAACTGGCTCAATAGTAGTTATCATACTAGAGCAATTGTATAATTTTTAGTCCAAACAAACTACTCGACTACATCCTCGCCGTTCTGTTTGTGCTTACCCATCATGTGAAGTCGAAGACCAGCTTCGTTTTTAGCCTTGAAAGCACACATCGGACAGGAGGTAAGAAGTTGATTCACCGAAACCTCTTCAGCCTTCTTCTCCATCATTCCAGTTTCGTTGGGGGTGACATCATCTTGGCTTCTGAAATCAATACCAAAGTCCTTGTGAGACTTCAAGCCTTTGATTATTTTTGGGTCAAAAGTTTCGTAGCGATATTCCTCAAAAACACACTTGATACCAGGGACAATCATCCTGTTGCCAAAAGCATCAATCTGGATTCTCTGTGGCATGAGAACAATTTTGTGTTTGCGGAAGTGAGAAATGAATATCATATTTTTTATTGCTCGACTGAGTATTCAACTAATTTAGCCATCTCTTCTGGAGCCATGTCATTGAGGAATTTCTTGAAAGCAAAAATTGCTTTTCCAGGGTTGTTTAGATAAACTTCCTGCTCACTTGAACTTAATTCGGAAACGAACATTTTGTAGACTTCAGCGAGAGGTCCTTGGAGAACAATCTCAGAAGGAACAACTTCCTCCACGAGAGCTTCTTCTACTTGGACTTCGGGAACAATGACTTCTTCTTCTACTGGTTTGGTAACTTTTTTCTTTGACATTTTGATTGTGTGATTAGTAATCAATCTAGTTACATACTACATTTCCTAAATAACTTTGTCAAATCACGAAAAAGCCCCTCACTGCTAAGGGGCTCAATCGGTGACTCGTTCTTACGAACTAGGCGGCGTAGGATGTGACTCCTTTGATGTAGCCATGTCTGTTCTCAAGCATGAATTGGAATCCAGCTTCAGTAAGATATTCTTCTTTCAAAAGGTCATCTCCAGCGGTTTGTCTGTTCTTCAAAAGCTGAGTGTCTCGGTTCTTGGAGTTTCCACCAAGGTAGCGATATTGGATGAGAGACATATCAACTGCGAACAGGTAGCCATTCCAGGTCGTGTTTTCGCCCAAGATTCTTTCAAGGGTGAAGTCAAGACTGCCGTGGACGGAGAGGTAGTTGGTGATAGCGATTCCGTAGGTTTTATCCTTGGGGAACATATTCAACTTGCCTTTAGCCCAACTGTTGATGGCTGAACCTAGAAGAGGAGAAGCGAAGCCCATCTTTTTGTCTCCACCAGCTTGGAAGATGTCGGAGATAAAGTCTTCAAACTCTGCTTCTGTCAATTGGGATTCAGTCGTCACATTTGTGGAAATGTGGGAGCGAAGACCACCAGTAGCACGAATTGGTTGAGCTCCAGAAGTGTCTTCTTTGGCTTGACCAAACAAGGCAGACCTTTCCATATCCTTCATGTGGATTTGGAGGTTTTCTCTTCGGAGACCAGCGAGGTCGGATTTCTCAGCTAACAGTTCGGTAGCATCATCAGTTTCGGTGACAGCAAATGGCTCACGGAAAATCTGAGTATAGTTGACCACTTTCGCAGAATTACTGGAAAGAACTGCTCTGATAGAAGCACCTTCAGCGTTGGCGTTACCAATGATACATAGGACATCATTGTCGGTAACAGTCGTAGCGGAAGTAGCACCCCATCCTCTGGAAACTGTGAGGTCGTTGGTAGAGATTGAGCTAACTCTCATCTGCTCATTGGTGCTGACATCAAGAACGACATCACCAGCTCGGAATTTTGTTCCGTCATCAACAGCAATTGTGGTTGCTCCTGAAGTGTAGTTGGTTGCGTAATTGACCGCATCATAGCGGGAAGGAGACTGTTTCTCAAAGTGACGATACTCTGGGTCTACAGTTTTTACTTTTTTTAATTTTCTCGCAAAAAACGCTAAGGTAGCATAATCTGGGTCAATCATCCAGATTTTGTCACTTACATCAGGCTGTCTTTGGTCCTGATTTATGTTTTCTGTTCCACGAGTTGTTTGAACTAGTGCCATAGGATTTATATTTTCCTAATTAGTAATAGCTCTATTGGATAATTGTGTGAAACAAAATGTCAACAGGGGGTCTAGCCTCAGTTTAGAAGGAGAAATTACCAGGACCAGGTTCTTGACTCTTCTTTAGTTGAGCCATAGCATCAATATCGTCTTCTACTGGATTGGTTTTTCTTGGGGTTTCACGACCATTCATCGGAGGATTGCTCTTCAATTTTTCGGTCGGGTCCTGAACTTGTGTGGTAGTGCTATTTCTGTCAGCTAAAATGTCGGTAATAATTTCCTTCAAATCTTCGTAGGTCAATGGAACTGGTTTGGTCTTATTGGCTTTGGCTTCTCTTTCTCTTTGAAGGGTCTCACCATCAATAGCCCTTGAAACCATTTTTTCTAATTTGGTATTACCTTTGAGAACTGGAAAATCTGTGTAGAGTTTTGTGGTAGTGGCAACAGCTTCTTTCTCTGCTTGAGCCTCGGAACTAGCCATGTTCATCTCAGAAACCAAAGCGTGCTTCAACATGCCAAATTGAGCGGCGGCTAGAGGACCATCAACCAGCGCACTTTGAATACCCAAGATTAGAGTTTGGGTGACATCTCTCATATACTCATCCATCTGGAAAGTCTTTCCACCATTTCCATCGTCAACATAGTAACTCTCAGCTATAGGGAGTTTTGTTTGAATGACAGGAACTGACTTCAAAGCCTCAAGTCTTTTCTTAGCGACATCATCACTCGGGACTTCATTCTTCTCAGTTTTACTGATTGAGTCTTCTAGTTGTTTTGTGTAGGCGGTAAATTCTTCAATAGAGTTAAATTCTTTTTCTCCGTATTTGATTTTCTGGGAAGGAGGAGTTTCTGGGACAGGGGGTGTTTCTCCATCTGGAGGGGTAGCGCCAGCATCAGGGGTTTCGTCAGGATTTGCTGGGGTAGCAGGAGGAGTGTCGTCTGAGGGGGGAGTGGCTGGGTCTGCTGGAGGATTATCACCAGGAGGAGTAGTTTCCTCTTTAGAGACTGTTTTAATATCTTCGGTCAATGGAGAGAGAATGTCTCTTTCTTCTTCTGTGTCTCCAATGTTTTTGAGAAATGATGGTCCGTCTAATGACATAAATAAATACTACTTACTGATTGGCAAATTGTCAACACTAGGTCAGTCCTCAAGATTCAAAAGTCGCTCTTTATTCTTAGCCACATTTGCTACCCAGCGAACCCACTTACCTTCGTGTTTGAAAAATATCTTACCATTCTTCAGGTCGTAGAGATGTGGAGGGTGAAGTTTGACACCATGACTGAAATCTCCTCGGTGGACCACACACTCTGCCAACCTCTGGCTCATGTTGGTAATTTCAAACCTACACTTCTCGGCTTCTTTGTCGGTCAATTTGAAAATTTGTTGCTCGTCAGAATACTCAATTCCATTACCTCTTTTTGCGGCATCCCACATCGCCTTAGTCTCCACTGACGGCTCTTCAGATTTTCTATTATGCCTTGGGTCAATTAGTGGTCTCATTGTTTTGTGCTTGTTCCTCTTCTAATTTTTGTTTCTCTACTGCCATGATTGCGTTCATAATCATGGAACGGAAATCCTCAATTGTTTCAATCCTACCATTTTGGAGACCAGCGTGATAATCAGCTGAAATCCAATGATTCGCATACCTGATACCTCCAGAAACGCCTCCAGTTGTGACCTTGGTATCTTTTGCCAGCTCAGGATGACGGAGGTTTAGGTAGGCATCTTCCTCAACCTGCTTGAAAAACTCAACAATTATTCGGTATTCGGGAGTCTTGCTGAATCTATAGAACCCAATGTTTCTTTTATCAGCTGTGTCTTTTCTTCGTTGAATTTCCTCATCTTTTCCTTTTCCCAGGGACTGTTTTCGTAGTAGTCGGTCCATTCCTCGGAGCTTTTGCCCTTCATCCCAAAGTCTTCTGGTGAACTCGCTAATACTTTTTCTGAGGAACAATCGTCTATGTTCAACCTCCACGATGGTATGTTCTGCTGGAATAGGGTTCTGTTGAGAGTTCTCTTTCCTGTTCCCTGACACGCCTGACATACCCTCACTGTCAGTTTTCCTTTTCCTCCAGATTCTACTAATAAGTTTTCCCAGCCACATTTTGAACATTTGAATTGGTATTTAATAAGATTGTCGCACTTCTCACAGAGGTATTCAAGTCTGGTAGAGTGGTTCTTCTGAACCCAAACTGGCAACAAATCAGTATTGTGAATATGACATTTCCTCATTAGTCCAGTTTACACTATTGGATTACTTCGGGGGGAGGAAGTTGTCCGCCAGCGGCTAGAATCTGTGCCAATGGGTCTGGTTGAGTAGCCATTTGTCCATCACCCTGGAGGACTGGTGCTGTAGGAACTACAGGAGGAAGTTGTGGCGGTAATTGGGGTGGAGATTCTGGGGGGGTCTCGGTCTTTGGTGCGTTTTTACCTTCCATTCTTGCTTTTCTGATGGCTCTGACCCAATAGATGGCATCGTGGAATCCATTGGCGGTGAGGTATTTGACCAAGAAGGAATCATAAACATCTTCGGGGATGTTGGCGAATGGACCTTTTTGAGTAGCAAATCTGTCGGCAACTGCGTTTAGCCTCATCACATCAGCCTGTTGGTCCACAATCATGGCAGAATCTGGGGTGACTTTAATGTCCATCATGCCTTTGATTTGTTTCAGTTTTCCAGCTTCAATCTTTTCGTTGGTGAACTCTTCAGCTCCTGCGGTTCCAGCGATTCTGACCAATCTATCCTTGTTGATGAACTGCTTGGACATTTCTAGGATGAAATAACCAAGAGCCTTGAGGGTTAGTTTCTCAAACAAGCGAGCTTTGACTACGAACCTAGCGTTGGCGGCTTCCTGAACGAGTCTGAGACCTCCATAAGAACGACCAGCGAGGGAGTCTCCTTCCATTCCTTGAGCATAATCACCGACTCCAGTGACTCTCTGGATGATTCCCATGAGGGCATCTGACTCTTTGTAGGCTGAAGCAGTCACATCCTGTCCTGCGAACATCCTGACAGCTCTGTCTACATCTTTTACTGCCGTCATTGAGTTCGGGATTGGAACAAATTCATCACCATTAGCCATCATGTTGGGGTTGTAGACCCAAATTGAAAGCATCGCCTGAATCAAATTATCAAATCTCATGTTGTGGATGTCGGTCACACCATCTTCTAGCTTGCGGATAGCATCAATTTCACCTCGTGAGAAGTAGGAGTGAGGGATAACCACATCGTGACCAAAGATAAAAGGGTCAACCATGACATCATAGGGATTCCTCATGCCGTCTTCACCAGTAAGCTGGTGAGTTTCGTTCACAAAAACATGAACCTTGTCACCTTCCCAAACTTTGTCCACCATAATCATGGATTTCTTTGGGTCATCAGTGCCAGAAATTGAGTTCTTATTGTCGGGATTGGCAAACAGTTCGTTGTATTTACGCAAGAAATCTTGGGGAACCTCAGTCGTGTATCCGAGTTTTCCCTCATCGTTCATTTTCTGAAGCTCGTCCATTGTCTGTTTGTCGTAGTCAAAGATGGTAGCCTCGTCAACCAAATCAGCGAATGTCGTCATTTCACGCTCAATTTTGTATCTCATTTTGCCAGTCTCGGAGAACCCAGGGTCTGGTAGGAAATGGAAGAAAGGCTTGTGTTCAATGTCAAAGTCATCCAAGAAAGGCATGTCAACAATCTTTTTGCTCCAAGTGACTTCTGATTTGCTCCCCTTTTGTTTCAAAGTCTCAGCCATGTCCAGAACTTTTTGAATTTCTTCGGAATCTTTGAAACCAGCCACATCAAGGTTAGCTAAATACTGGACAATCTTTCTTGATTGTCTCCTCCACTTGGCTCTAAAAACCACATTACCAGTGATGAGTTCTTCTTTTACGCCTCTCTGAAGTTTGAGATACATAGGCTCACCAATTAGTTCCAGTTTTGGATTTGCGTATTGGGTCTGAACGACCAGCTTGGCTGTCTGTTCAAAAGGAACATCGTCAGGTTCTACTGCGACAGTGTTGAAGTCTGGGTCTTTACCGATGATGCGAGGCATGACAGTCTCCACAGTTTCGTAGGAAACAGGTATGACAGTTTTGGAGACAAAAGGATAGGAAGATTCGGACTGGTTGCCAACATCAAGCCTACCTAAATAGTGCTTGTAGTTATCAATTGACCTATCCCAATGTGGAGTGCTGAAATCAATTGAGAGCTTGAGTCGTTGTTTGTATGTTTCTTTGACTGTCATATACTATTTGAAGACCAAATATGGTAATTTGAAAGCCTCTTTCGTCCTCTTACGCTTATTGTATAATTTTTTTCCGCCTGTTTCGTAATTGTCCAATAACCAAATCGCAATTGCCAGGTTCTTGAATCGGTAGCCATCACCAAAAGAGAGGTTCAATTGGTCTCCGTCACAGGAAATAATCTCTCCCATTTCACGCACGAGTGGTTCGTCAGGAATTTTCACCTCAAGGTTGTTGATTTTTTGTCTGGTGTGGTCCACCGCAATTGGA